GCACTTCGTGATATACTAGATGAGAAGACACCTTATAATAAACTATACGTTGTAAGGTCTTTAGTACCTACTAGAGAGATTGGTTTCCTACCTGGAGACCATGAAGACAAATCTGAGCTATATCAGATACCATATCAGAATATGGTCAGATATATGTTCCAGATGCCAGACGATGCGTCCTTTGACATGTTGTATGGTAACCTAAGGGGACAAGGAACTATATCCTTCTGGAGTACCTCATTTATACGTGGTACTACCTTAGACAATGCTATTGTGTTAGTGGATGAGTGTCAAAACTTGAATTTCCACGAATTAGATAGTATAATAACAAGACTGGGTGTTAACACCAAAATCATATTTGCTGGAGATGCTTCTCAAACAGACTTGACCCGTACCAATGAAAGGAACGGTGTGCTAGACTTTATGAAGATCATTGCTACTATGAGTGAATTTGCCTCTATAGAGTTCGGGATCGATGATATCATCAGATCTGGACTTGTGAAATCTTACCTTATATCAAAGTACAATCTTGGAATTCCTACATCTTAACGAACATTCTTTTAGTGAAATAAAAGCAACTACAACGGTCAACGGAAGGAGGTATGATGTCGGTGACGATGTTTGGTATCCTTCCGTTACTACTGTAATAGGAGAGATGAAGAAGAAATCCATCATGGCATGGAGAAAGAGAGTAGGAGAGGAAGAAGCAAATAAGATTTCTAAACGTGCCTCTACACGAGGTAATAAGACACACAAGTTAGCAGAGGAGTATCTGCTCAATAAAGATCTAAACAAATATAAGGATGATCCCTTGTCCCTAGGGATGTTTTACCAGATCAAGCCTTATATTGACAAGATAAATAATATACACGCACTGGAAGCACCCTTATACTCTCATACCCTTAAGCTAGCAGGTAGAGTTGACTGTATAGCAGAGTATGAGGGAGAGCTTGCTATAATAGATTTTAAAACATCAACTAAAGTTAAACGTGAAGATTGGATACAAGACTACTTTTCACAAGAGACAGCATATGCTATAATGTTCCAAGAACTAACTGGACTTAAAGTCAAGAAGTTAGTGACTATCATCGCAGTCGAAACTGGAACACCTCAAATTTTTGTTATTCGTGATAAGATCAAGTACGTTCACAAACTCAAAGAGTATATTGACTACTATAGGAGTGTTCATGGCGACTGGTAAAAGTAAAGTAAATGATGTCCTTGAAGAGAATTTTATGACGGCAGCTAAGTTTTCCCTCGAAATCGAGAACATAGTAAAGGACAGTGAGCTCAATTACATTGAAGCCATTTGTATGTTCTGCGAAGACAAATCAATAGAAATTGAAAATGTTAATAAGCTCATCAGTAAGCCATTGAAAGAGAAGCTTAAGTATGAGGCACAGAAGTTAAACTTTATCAAGAAAGGGAGTCGTGGTTTCTTGGCACTGTGAAGGGATTAGAAGCATATCGCATGTACCTCGCAATGAGGAACCATTTCAAATCAAAGACTTATGATTTTAACAGGAGTCCTTATAGTAAGGCGAAACCTGAGACGTACGACAAGAGAAAGGATAAATATTTTTTCGTCAAATTATCACGCAAATACGATGAGCAGGAGTTAGCACAGTTCTATCTTGCTAATTTTGTTGAGGATAATTGTGAATGGATTGGTGCGATGACCGCACATGGAGAGAGAAACTATCAGTCATATATAAGGAAAATCCAGTCACTGTCTTACATCTTCAAGAATGATGCCCAGATTATGAGGGAGTCATGTAACAGTTTTGACCAACTATTTGAAGGAAAACCACATCCAACCTTGATAAAATTGTGGATGGGTGGTAAGATATCATTAGAGTCCGTGGTTATCATGGATAAGCTATTTGGTTTTGTGGAGAAGGTTACTGCTACCGATCCAGTGTGGGAAACTGCTAGAACCAAGATAACTAAGTATGAGCCACTTCTCAAAGTGGACACCAATAAGCACAAAGAGGTATTAAAGGGGTTATTCTTATGAAGTTCTTCGAGTCCGATGTAGTACAGGACGAGTTAAAGCGTATGCAGGCACTCTATGTGGATATCAACCGCATGGGGATCATTCTTACAGTTGACCAAAAGGTACAACAACTCGTTAAACTACTTGAACTCATAGACATTCAGCAGACAATGTTCATGCGTGTTACTCTATCTGAGGATAATCAAGCAAAACGTATCCTTGAACAGGTACGTCAAGCAGCATCCTTGTTGGGTATGAAGCCTGAACATGTTAACCCTCAGTTCTATGAGAACCTCAAGGACCAAGTAAACAAGATGATTAAAGATCTGGAGCAATCTAAATGATGGTTTTCAATTTGATGGCTATTGCTGCTATCTTAGCAGTAGTCTGGTTTGTTATAGTTTTTTTAAGTGATCCGAACGCATGAAAGATTTATGGAATGGTTATAAGAGAGCTCTTTATGAGACCTTCCCCGACCTAGAATATAACCACACATGGGGTGAATGGGAAGGTAAAGGAACTAATCTTACAGCTCAGATCTGGACAGGTCCACACTTTATTAAATCTAGAGCAGTTGACATCTGGTCAGACAAGACCAATATTTACAACAATATAATCTATCCTAAGACAGGTCACAACCTGCCTTGTTTTGGTATGGATTTGATGGGGTTCTCAGCGAAGAAGGTTATCATTGTATTTGATTTCCAGCACCCTGTAGAGAACTTCCTCTTTGAGGTTGCTGGTTTACCTGAGGGTAAGGGTGACTATAGGTTCTTTGAGCCTGGTAACCACTTCTCTAAGAACATCTATATCGCATACTGTAAACCCGAAGAGGTTGATGAGCATTTGCCCATGTTCAAGGAGTACTTGACAAAGTACCAGAGTATGATAGAATTTACTCAACCGACTGAAGTCGATACAACCGTCTATAAGGATTTCGATACTTATATGACCAAGTTAGATCCAGTCGGTGCATACCTCAAGGGTAAGTTCGGTGAGGAGAAAGCAGAGTCATTGGTACATGATTTTCTATTCTGTTACAAATGATCGCTAATTATGTCATGAGGGTATACCCTCAGCACAAAGGTGTAAATCCTCTTCTCTTCGATCAGATCCAGAAGTACGCATGTCTTGATGTAAAGGGATGTGGTATGAGAACCGAATTCCAGACTGGTCTCCAAGACGAGGGACCAGGTAGGATAGGAGGTGAACCATTATCCCAGTTGTTTGGATGGATCGAGGACCAATTGCCCCAGTTGGCATGGACTCTAGGTAAGTGGAGTAACTCTGCTTTCAATCAAGATCCTTATCCACATCGTTATGCTATTGCGGATTATTGGGGTATGGTTTATAATAGAGGAGGTGGCTCTCAACGACACAACCACTACCCTTGGCCACTATCATTTACATACTATGTGAATGTTCCTAAGGGATCCTCATGCTTGATGCTTGAGGGCGAGGAGGTAGGGGTATCTGACGGGAGACTGTTAGTATTCCCTGCTCATCTCTATCATTGGGTGGAACCGACTCCCGTAGATGGGAGGACTATGATCGCGGGTAATATCTCTTATAATCCCGATCTTTCTCACCTAAATATAGTGTCAGGACCTAGTGCCTGACTGCGGTTGCCCCCTTACTGGTTCAGGGTAAGCGGCGATAGGAACCAGTAATACCAAATACAAAATAGGACAATACGTATGTCATTTGCTTCACTTAAGAAGTCCAGTTTTTCGGATCTACTCCAGAAAGCTGAGTCATTAAACAAGACAGAGGTCAGAGGTGCCGATGAGCGTCTTTGGAAACCCGAAGTAGACAAAGCTGGTAATGGTTACGCAGTAATCAGATTCCTACCAGCACCCGATGGAGAAGACCTTCCTTGGGCACAAGTTTGGAGTCATGCCTTCCAGGGACCTGGTGGTTGGTACATTGAAAACTCCTTGACAACTTTAGGCAAGAAGGATCCAGTATCGGATCTTAACAGGACATTGTGGAACAGTGGTTCTGATTCTGACAAGGATACTGCTCGTAAGCAGAAGCGTAAGCTCTCTTACTACAGCAACATCTATGTTGTGTCTGATCCTGCTAACCCACAAAACGAAGGAAGAGTATTCCTTTACAAGTATGGTAAGAAGATCTTTGATAAGCTTACTGAAGCAATGCAACCAGCATTTGCTGATGAGACACCTATCAATCCTTTCGATTTCTGGAAGGGTGCGGACTTCAAGGTGAAGATCCGTAAGGTAGAGGGTTATTGGAACTATGACAAGTCAGAGTTCTCTGATCCTGCCACTCTAGGTGACCTTAAGGACAAGGAACTTGAGGAAGTCTGGAAGAAGGAGTATAGTCTCACTGCTTTCACAACTGAAGATCAGTTCAAGACATATGAGAAACTAACAGAGAGATTGGAGAGCGTTCTACGCCCTGCTGCTCCTGCTCGTCGTGTCGAGACTGAAGATGTTGAACCATCTGTAGGTGATCCTCTACCAGAGATTCATCAAGCAGCAATCTCAGCACCACCAGCATTTAAGACCGCTGGTGCTCCTCAACAGGACGAGGACGACACCCTATCCTATTTCGCTAAATTAGCCCAAGAATAACTATGTCCATAATGAAGATATTCATTGACACCGCAGATACGGATGAAATCCGTAAGTGTCATGCCACAGGTTTGATCGATGGTGTTACAACTAACCCATCACTTATAATGAAGAGTGGCAGGGATCCTGAGGAGGTCTATCAAGAGATCGCCGATATAGGTGTCAGGGATATCTCTATGGAAGTTGTTGGTGATGCTGACCATATGATCTCGGAAGGGATCAGGTTACATCAGAAATTTGGTGACTGTGCTACAATCAAGGTTCCGTGAACACCAGACGGACTCCTTGCTTGTAGTGCTCTTTCTAGGAAGGTTATACCTGTTAATGTCACATTGATATTTTCAGCAGCACAAGCTATCCTTGCTGCTAAGGCAGGTGCTAAGTATGTCTCACCTTTCATAGGTAGACTAGATGATAATTCTATCGCTGGACTAGAGGTTGTTCGCTCTATCTCAGCAGTATATAAAGAACACAAAGTTGGAACAAAAATCCTTGCTGCCTCTTTACGTGAAGTTAATAGAGTGACAAGGGCATTCTGGAATGGTGCTAAGATTTGTACCATGCCACCAAAAGTATTCCATGATATGTACAACCATATCCTCACTGAGAAAGGACTAGAAATATTTGATAGAGACTGGGCTGCTGTCCACCCTAAAACGAAGGTTGGTGGAGACCTAGATGCTCTTGATATTGGAGATATCTATATTACAGGACTCGGAGATAATGGAGGAGTAACTACTCCTATTCCTGGCACTGACATATCATCTGGATATCCTGGACTATACCCAGAGATGATTCAGAATCCAGACGATGATACTTTAAAGATTAATCTATCTTAACTTCGGCTCGAGACAATCCAGTAACAACACTACCACCACGGTGGAGTGATTTAATATAAAGATCAGAGAATTGGTCCACATAACGTGGTCTGATTAGTCTGATCTTTTCTTTTTCGTCGTTTAATCTTTGTTCGTACTGATAGTAGGTAACTGAAGAGACAGGGTTTACCGTGACACCAGCAGATGCTGTTCCGTCATAGTAGGTGACCTGATAGTTAGATGGTACTCTCTTACCTGCTGGTACAATAACTCTTTGAAGTGCGTCAACAACCTTGGTGGTCTCATACATCATGACGGCATCAGGGTTCTCATACTTTGCGTACACATACTCTCTTAAAGCTTGTGAAGTTCTAGGCCAACTCTCATGGAAGTTAGTAATATCATTGATTATTAGTATAGTCCAACCATGATCTACTCTACCGTATTGGTTGAAGGATATACTCTCAGGGTTCTCACCTGGTTTAATAATGTACTCATTGAAGACAGATAATGATGCCAGATAGTCATCGAAGACATCATTTCTTCTCCATAAATTTTTCGCACTATAAATTCTCGGATCAAGTAACTTGTCCGTGTAATTGTATACAACTTCGGGTGCTCTTTTAAATAATCCCATTAGAAATGTCCTACCTTGAGATCTGACTGTGTAAGAGCAGTTGTCTCTTTAAAGCTCAGAGTGATTGTTTGAAGTGGTAGTTTACCACTGTATGTTGTAACGAATTGGTTTGCTGGTGTGGCATTGACTTGCAACTGAGTTAGAGCACACATCTTAGACTTAGGCATCTGTGGATGTCTTACACCACCTGCCTGTACATTACCTTCTGAATCACAAGCATTGAACCAAGGTTCTAATATCCATAGATCTGGGAAACCAAGTAGACCACCTGTACCCTTAGCAGAGGCAGTGGGGTGCATACCTGTCTTGA